GAATGTTGGGCGGTTGATCCTCATGTCCATGAGAATGAAGAAGCTGATGAGACAGAATTTGAAACAACATTCGATGAGCTTCAGAGAGCTTTGAACATTTGGGCTTATCTCTCAAGAGTTGACATCATGAGCGGCATCGGTCGTTATGGTGTTTTACTTCTTGGACTCGATGACGGAAAGAATCTGAGTGAACCCGTTGAAGGAATCTCTGATACAGGTGAAAAGGTTGGCAACGCTCAACACAAACTTTTGTATCTTCGGGTATTCGATGAATCGTTGATTGACATCGGATCATTTGAAAGAGATGAATCCAATCCTCGATTCGGTCAACCGCTTTATTACAACATTACATTTGGGACAATCGGTGAAGGGATCAATCTGGACGAAGGGACGATTGCCAGAGTTCATTGGACTCGTGTTGTCCATATAGCCGACAACAGGCTCTCCAGTGAGACTTTCGGAGTCTCTCGAATGCGTCCAGTCTATAACCGATTGTATGACCTTAGAAAGCTATTGGGCGGCTCTGCTGAGATGTTCTGGAAGGGAGCATTTCCTGGATATTCGTTTGAAGTGAATCCTGATCTTGGAGATGTTGAACTTGACACGGTTGCATTGAGAGCGGAGTTTGATTCTTACTCAAATGGACTTCAAAGGTATTTGGCATTGGCTGGAGTTCAAGCCAAATCATTATCACCACAAGTCGCAAATCCTGAAGCTCACATCAACGCACAAATCAAAGCCATTGCTATAACGCTTGGTGTGCCACATCGAATCTTTATGGGATCGGAAGCGGCTCAACTTGCAAGCTCCCAAGACAAACAAACTTGGAACAATCGTGTCAAGCATCGTCAAGACAAGTATGTGATCCCATACATCATCAGACCTTTCATTGATCGGTTGATTGCTTTTGGTATTCTCCCAGAAGTAGAAGATTACGAAATTGGATTTGCTGATCTATCGACCCCAAGTGATGAAGACAAAGCAAGAGTTGCCGGAATCCAAATCGAAGCAATTTCCAAATACGTTCAATCAGGAGCGGATGCACTTGTTCCGCCAATGGAATTCTTAACGGTCATCATGGGACTCACGACAGATCAAGCGGAAGCCATTTTGATGGCGGCGGCTGATCAAATAGATCAAGACATGATTGATGAAGAAGCCTATGAACAAGAAATGATTGACGAACAAGAGCCGGTTGAAGAAGTGATTGAAGAACCAGAAACAGAACTAGAGGAAGATGAGTTGGAGGGAGAAGAATAATGGGAACAACAGTTACTTATGACATAACTGAAACCGGAGATGACGGTAGGTTTTACACCTCAAGCGGCAGTTATTCCAGCAGTCCAACAACCTACACAGCCGATCATGCCGGTGATTCTAATTACATCTTAATAGGTGCTGAATTTGATTGGGATGATTATAGTTATTCGTGGAGGCAGGGCTGGTTTCGTTTCCAGAATGTCGCTGTTCCGCAAGGAGCCACTATTGATTCGGCTTACCTCAAACCCTACTGGTTGTCTACTTCTGAGAAGACATTCAACGTGGCAGGCTTTGCCAAAGATAATGCCGCTCAACCAACTACGGGAGCGGAAGGGAATCATTCTAACCATACAAGTGCAACAGTATCTTGGGCGGTGACCACTGGTGCAGCGGTTAAGACTTCGCCAGATATTAAGGCAATCGTCCAAGAGATTACAGACCGTGCTGGTTGGGCATCTGGCAATGCAATGATGTTTGGAATATGGAAGTCAAGCGGCACTTATTACAGTTCAGACACTCGTGGGATTTACGCCTATGGGAACAGCAGCGGAAGAGCAGTTGTTCAATTAGAAATAGAATACACTGCTGGAGGTGGTGGGGGCGGTAGTTCAGAAGATGCTTATGCTCCCATCAAAGCCGCATCCTATTCACCAGTAATTTCCCCCGTTAATACAAGCAGAATCATTTCTTAGTAAGGATTATATTGATGCCAAATTCAATGACTCAAATTATGACCGCCGCCACTTCTGGTGAATCAGCTTCTCAGCAATGGTATGGAGGTGAGGGACAGTTTTCAGTATCGGGAACATTCGGTGGAAGTGCCGCTGTTGAATTACAGATGTCTCCTGATGATGGAACAACTTGGATTCCTGTCAGTGGTTCAAGCGTAACGATTGCAGATTGTAAGTCGTTTCGATTGGGAACTTGTGATGTTCGTCTAGCCATCACAAACGAACATGGAACCACATCCATCAATGGTTTCATTACCAAGACAACCGGCCAATGGACTTGATGCCAACTCGATAATCGGAAAAGGGGTTTGGAATAATCCAACCCCGATTTCGTGGAGTAGAATCATGGATGAGAAACGACCGAAGTTTTATTGCCTTAAATGCAAGAGCTTACAAAAAACGCATCGTGGCATTTGTAGCAAATGCGGGGTGTTGATTGGTTGTTCAATCATCAAGCCGAATGAATCAGAATCATTCTATGGTTGCCAAGACAATCATCGAATTGTTGAAGAGCTTCAGATTCTCACAAGAGAAAAAAATAAGTTGCTCATGGACATGTTCGCTGTTCTGATGTTCAAAACCAGATACGGGGAGCCATCAGATACATTGGTGAAAGAAGCTCTTCGGGATGTTAAACAAATAGCAAGGAATGCTTTGAGAGAGTTCGAAGTTGATGAAGAACACCCACCAGAATTGTAATTGTGGACTGACAATCAATGAATCTAATCCGATGCGGCGTGATCCAACAAGAACCACGATGCTTCGGAATTCTTTCATTAAGCAAGTCAACAAACGACTTCGAGAATTAAGAAGAGCAATCAATATTGTTGTTGTTGATTTGGATGTTTTCAGACTCAAGCCAAACCCGTTCATCTCTAATGAACTCCCATTCAACTTCACCTCTTACGGGATCAGGAAGCCAAGTGAGATTGATCAGATTCTTGGCATTGGTAGGCAACCGGCTTTTGTCGCTGATACATCTGTTATTCTTTCAGCACAATCAGCATCAGCACAATTGAATGCTTATCAGGAATGGTTCAAAGCTCAGGTTGATGCGGGACTTCTTGAAGTCGCTGAAGGTTTTGAAGATAGACCGTGGACTTCTCCCTATGTTGAATCTTCTTATAAGAAAGCGGTTGTTCGATCATACAATGATGTTCATGGATTAGCTGGTGAGGTCGGCCCGTTTGGTTCTGGTTCTCGTGCCGCTTTTCTCGAATCCGCATTTGCTGGCCCCATAGGAACCAGACAGATTCAACTTCTAGCAACAAGAGCTTTCCAACAGTTGCAAGGAGTCACGGCGGTAATGGAACAAAACATGAGCCGGATTTTGGCTGATGGATTGGCTCATGGTCGTGGCCCAAAAACCGTTGCAAGAGAATTGAACAAAGTGGTTTCCGGTCTTGGCAAGAATCGTTGTGAGACAATCGCAAGAACTGAAATCATTCATTCATATGCTGAAGGGCAACTTGACTCGTATGAGCAAATGAACATCGATGAAGTTGGAGTGATGGCGGAATGGTCAACTGCTGGAGATGATCGAGTTTGTGAATTGTGTCAATCTCTTGAAGGTGTTGTTCTGGAAATCAAAGAAGCTCGTGGAATCATTCCACGCCATCCAAATTGTCGGTGTGCTTTCATTCCTGCTTTGGTTGATGAGAAGAAGAAGCCAGGACAGAAGACACGACAAGATGAGATTCAAAAAGCAATCAACAAATCTGTGAGAGATCAAGCACCAAAGGGAACCAGTTTGGCGGATGCTCGCAAGCGATCAACATGGGCTGGAACTCGTCGCAAGATCGCCAAAGACAGAACACGAACACCAAGTCTCATCACATCAAAGCCTAAACCAAAGCCTAAACCAAAGCCGAAGCCGAAGCCGAAACCACCAACTCCACCAAAGCCGAAACCGAAACCACCAAAACCGGAACCACCAAAACCGGAACCAAGTTTCTTGAATCGGTTTTGGACTCGTGGTAAATTCAGCAAAAAAGACATGATGAACTATGAAGTGAAGTTAAATCCAAAATGGGCGGATGATGTCACTGAAGTTTTGATGACTCCAGATGGTCAACCATTGGTTGGAAGAGGTCTTCTTATCAATGATGAAAATCTAGATGATTGGGTGTTACATGGTGACAACAGGGGATTCATGTCTTTGAGTACCAACGCAGACGCTGGTGCTGATATTGGTGCATTGATAGGAAGAGAAAAAGTAAAGAATGCTCATTTTTACATCAATCCTGAAAACATGATTGATGATGTGAGGAATTCACCGGACATTCTGAAAGCTGTCATCGACAAGGCAAAATCCACTGATCAATTCGCAAAGTCTTCCGTATCTGAAATTGAAGAATACTTTTTCTTCAAAGCAGATGATGGAACACTTCTTTTGAAAGATCAGAATTTTCTTTCATTTAATGAATATATTAGAGATACAAAATCATCTTTGTTTGATGGTGTTGATTCCTTTATCACATATGACACTAAAACAAATACTCCGATAATAAAAATACTTGATCGAAACAAAGTAAGTTACAGAGGAACATACAATTTAGATCAACGGTTTGACGGATTACCAAAGCCAATTCCGGAACCAAAACCCAAAATCAAAACCGTTGATTTGCCTGATTCAAAAACGACTGGATTCCATCAAGTTGATGCGGGTGATTTTAAGCCATTCGATGCAAAAGCAGATATTCAAGCTCCGGTTGGACTCAATGTTGGCAATGCTAATTCTTCGGATAAATTCGTTCGAAGGATTTGGAATGAAATCGGTGATGAAGGAATTCAAAACGCAGATCATGCCATGAGAATCGGTCAATTGGTTGATGATGAAATAATGAAGAATAAGAAATTTCGAAAGATGAGGATTGAACTTCAGGAACAAGCGGATGAAATAAAAGCATCTCATGTTCGATGGGAGTCAATGGGTGAACTAGAAAAGCATAGACACATGACGAATTTGGAAAGATTCAATATAGCTTCTCA